TCTACAGACTTCCTAGGTGAGATTGAACTACCTGAACTACGTCGTCAGGATGATAAGAACAGACAGAATAGTATTGATGATCTTGATCCTGAGATTGTTGATAAACTTGAGAGACAGATGGTAACTCTCTTCAGTTCTGCCAACTCCCTGTATCAACAGATGTTGTCAGCAGGTGTGGCTAAGGAGTGTGCACGCTTTGTGTTACCTCTCGCAACACCAACTAGAATCTACATGACAGGATCAATTCGCAGTTGGGTACATTACATAGATCTGAGAGCCTCCAATGGAACTCAGAAAGAACATATGGATATTGCATTAGATGCCAAGCGTGTTTTTTGTGAACAGTTCCCTGCCGTTGCTGAAGCAATGGAGTGGGTATAATAAATATTGTTGTATGTGATGTAATTTATGGCTACGTATCCTATTATCAATAAGAAGACAGGTGAACAAAAAGAAATTGCTATGAGTGTTCATGATTGGGATCAATGGAAGACGGATAACCCTGAGTGGGATAGAGATTATTCCGATCCAACTACATTTCCTGGCATCGGGGAAGTAGGAGACTTCCAAGACAAACTGAAGAAGACTCATCCGGGGTGGAATGATGTATTACATCAGGTATCAAAACAACCAGGATCCACAGTAAAACCACTCTGAATCTTATGCCTACAAAAAGATCAAAGACGCCCGTACCATTTGGAATGAGTAACAAACAAATGAAAAGAAAGAAACCTATTAATTTAGATTTGATGAGGACAATAGATCCTCTCACAGATAATCAAGCAGAACTTTTTCGTTGTTACAAGAATGATCAAAACATTGTCGCTTACGGTGCGGCAGGAACGGGTAAAACTTTTATCACCTTATACAATGCACTAAGAGATGTATTAGATACTAAGTCTCCTTATGAGAAAATTTATCTTGTAAGGTCATTGGTTGCTACAAGAGAAATTGGGTTTCTACCCGGAGACCATGAGGATAAGTCCTCTCTTTACCAAATTCCATATAAGAATATGGTAAAGTATATGTTTGAAATGCCTACGGAATCAGACTTTGAAATGCTTTACGGTAATCTTAAAGCACAGACAACGATTAGTTTCTGGTCTACATCATTCATCCGTGGCACTACACTTGATAATGCTGTTATTATTGTTGACGAATTCCAGAATTTGAACTATCATGAACTGGATAGTATCATCACCCGTGTTGGTGAAAACTCTAAGATTATGTTCTGTGGTGATGCTACTCAAACTGATTTAACAAAACAGAATGAGAAGAATGGTATCGCAGACTTCATGAGAGTTTTACGTATCATGCCTTCAATGGATATCATTGAGTTTGGTATTGAAGATATCGTTCGCTCTGGTCTCTGTAAAGAATATCTACTTGCTAAAAACGAACTTGGTCTATGAACTTTATTCATCATAATTACTTAGGTGACATTGAATTAAACTGTAAAAACAAGAATGGCATCCGTCTCTACAATGTTCCTAGTGGAGACTGGGTGCCTTCTATTACGTCTGTAACTTCATTCTACAATAGAGAAATCTTTGTTAAGTGGAGAAAGAGAATTGGTATTGAAGAAGCAAACCGAATTACGAAGAAAGCAACTACTCGTGGAACAGACTTTCACGAAGCAGTTGAAGTATACATGAGGAACAATGAAATAAACTGGGATGATTTTCGTCCTCTCACACAGTTTATGTTCCATCATGCTAAACCATATCTGGACAAGATAAATAATATACACGCTATAGAAAGGACTCTGTACTCAGAGTATCTTGGATTAGCTGGTAGAGTTGACTGTATCGGAGAGTATGAAGGAGAACTTGCAGTCATCGATTTTAAGACATCCGAAAAGATTAAACCAGAAGAGTGGCTAGAGAACTATTTTGTTCAGGAAACTTTTTACGCTGCTGCTTATTATGAACTGACTGGTATCCCCGTCAAAAAACTTATCACTATCATGGTTACTCCTGGTGGTGAGGTTAAAGTATTTGACAAAAGGGACAAAGGGGACTATATTAAATTGTTAGTTCGTTACATTAAAGAATTTGTATCTCACAATACTAGGACAGAGAATGGAGAATGAACTAGACAAAGTATTAGAAAGTAAGTTTTATTGCCCTTCTAAATTCACTCAAGAAATAGAATCTCTGGTGCAAACTGTACCAGAGATGAACTACATCGATGCTATCGTTCACTTCTGTGAAAAGAATGGTATCGATGTAGAGTCAGTCCCTAAGTTAATTACAAAACCACTTAAGGAAAAGATTAAATATCAAGCAATGGAATTAAACTTTCTGAAGCGGAGTTCTAGAGCAAAATTGCCTTTGTAATCCATTTTCGTCCCCAAAAAATTTCCCGCAAAATTTTTGCCCCCTTTGACTTTTTCATGATGCCGTTCGATGCCTATAAGCAATACCTCTCCTTAAAGAATCACTTCACCAAGGAGAAGTATGACTATCACAAATACTGTGGAAAGAGTCGCGCGACTGTGCAATCTTTTTATAAAAGAAAAGATAGGTTCTGGTTTGAAAAACTATCCAGAAACAAAGACGATAAAGAAGTAATTGAGTTTTTTATATCCAACTTTATTTCATGCACCGATCCTAGTAAACTATGGATTGGAGAGATGATAAGAGAAGGTGAAGGTAGGTATACTTCATGGAAGAAAAGAACTCAATCACTATCTTATGTCTTTAAGGAAGAGATGAGTTCTCTTTTATCTGAACAAAAATTAGATAAGGTCTTCACTGGAACAGGTCACCCACCTATACTCAAAAGTTATTTGAGTGGTGACATTTCACTTGAAACTCTGGTAATCTGTGATAGGATACTAGGGTATAGAAAGGACTTTGATGTGAGAATTAAGGACCCTGTGTGGGAAACCGTAAGTCTCAGAATTAAAAAATATTCTCCCTTTCTAAATATTGAAGTGCTTCATTATCGGAAGTTACTCAAACAACTAATCACTAACAATTAATCGGAACTTAATATGTCACTGGAAAATACTGAAGTCATTGATAATCTGACTGAACAAAAGAAGCAAATTGAAGAACAGATGGAAAATCTGCGTGTCACTTACTTTAAAGTCGTTGGCGCACTCGATGCACTAAATCAAATTGAAGAAAGTAAGGTAGATGATGATGCTACGGTGAGTGAAACTGAAGTCGTAGAAGGTGAATGAGTTTCTTTAACTCAGAAGTTGTCCGTGCAGAGTTAACTAAAATTCAGGAATTGCAGGATAGTGTTTACTTAAACATTTTCACATTTACTGCAATGAGTAAGGAGAAAAAACTCAAGCATATTGAAATGCTTGAGGAACTCCTTGACAAACAAAAGATTTTGTATACCCGTTTGAGTTTGTCTGATGACCCAGAAGCAAAGGAAATGAAGGAACGTATCCTTGATTCTGCTAAAACAATGGGTCTCTCTCCTGATGTCGATATGAATGTCGTCTTTAGCAATATGTCTAAGATGATTATTGTTATGAAGGACCAGATTGACAAATCAGACTAAGGTCTGTAGAATAAAAAGGTCCCTAAAAGCCAAATCCAAACTAATCTAATAAATCCTATGTCTTTCGCAAATCTTAAAAAGCAATCTTCTCTTGGTTCTCTTACCTCTAAACTGGTAAAGGAAGTTGAGAAGATGAACAATACCAGCGGCGGCGGCGAT